GCCCCTTGTCCATTACTGGACTACCAAGGTCGGAAAATACCTCTCTTGGTCGTGTAGATTGACGTCGTCCTATACCTCTTAGTACCCCGCACAATGTACGGGTCTGTCGAGGTTTCCTCTCCCATCCTAGCAAGAACGCTATAAGAAGGGATGAGGACGTCAGTCTGGTATGGCTTATCGTTACGATTAGCCACGCCTTTCCAACTTCGGAAATAGCCGCCCTCCCACCCTGGCTGAAATGGTCCTTTCAGGGTATAAGAGCCGAGCAAGTGCCCGTCTCCGTACCCGTCAGGTCCAAACAGCCGAAACTCCTTCACAGTGTAGGAATAACAGATCTTTGCTAAAGATCTCTCTCCCTTCCTCATGAAGAAGTTATGGGCGATGAAGAGCGACCTCTCGGATATCTCCTTCTTGAGATACCAAGGTCGGACGTCAAAACCGAGAAACCAGTCAGCGCCGCATGATTCGCGAAAAGGACCATAGCAGTACGACTTCTCCATATTAACTGAGAAGCCACACCACGTTAGGACCTCGACGAGTTTCATATAAGCGCCTACGGGGATAATAATATCGTCCCCATAAACAGTAACCGGAAAGCCCTTTTCAAGGCGGCCCCCGGAAAAGACTGGCATACCTACGAGATCAAGGGAATCACATACCGCAAGAGCGAGAGAGTAGAAAATTAAGCTCTCAAGCTCAAAGGTATATGCGTTGCCCATAGAACTGAATTTCTCCAGCTCAATGACTTCACCCTTAAACTCGACGCGCTCCGATCTAAAGCGGTCCAAAAGTTCGAACCACTCAAACGGAAGAAGCGACATAACCAAAGCATAAGAGACAGTATCTGATGCACTTGAAAGGTCAACAGTAGCGTAATTGCCACGAATTGACCCGTCCAAGGCCAGACGCTGGTTTATACTCTGATCACGAAGGTCGACTCCGTACAAATCGAGCCTATTCTTCATGTAAGCCCCTATCCCCTTTTGCCCTAAGGCATTGAGGGACGGCTCCACACAAATGGTCCGATCCGTCTTAGAAGTCTTCGGCACAAATCCTAACCTAGCAGGCCGCACTTCAACCGCAACT